ACAACTGGCAGGTATTTCGCCATTGAGCATTTGAAGTCTTGTTCTTCTCATGTGTTCGCTGTTCCATACTTCTTCTATTGTATGGTCACGTAGGTTCATAGCAATACCATCTTTCTTAACAAGTCCTGCTGTCTTTTCATCTTGTTTACCCGCACCACTGGCATTGGCAGTACAGCAAACTCTAACATCTCCGTTAGGTCGTGTCGCTAAATGTATCCAGGGTAGTGGGCAAAATGTTTTACTCATTTTATTGCTAATCCTACTTGTTCACCTATTTGTTTATATTCCAATATCTTTCCTGTAACTGTAGACTGTTTCATGTTTTCGTAGTTGATTCCTTTTAGTGTAATACAATCTCCTACTACCTGTGCAAGTACTCCTACTGCACTATGACAATCACCGTCTAAGAACTTCAATGCTGTACGTTCTGCTAATACACTATAAAATGTATCCAAGTGGTTTATTTGCCTTACTAGAGCTGTGTAAGGGCTCATAGTACGTGTCTGTACAGCAATAACACCTTGTCCAACCGCTGGTAACATTTTATCAAAGTCAAATGTATGTGTTATATATTTTTCTAATCCTAGTATTTCAAGTCCTGCTCTTGCCAAAATAATGGCATCATAATCACCGTCATTTAATTTCTTAATGCGTGTTGCAATATTTCCTCTGATATGTTTTATCTCAAAGTCTACCTTAAAGTTATTTTTAAGTTGTGCTATTCTTCTTGGACTACCTGTTCCTACTCTTGCACCTGGAAAGAATTTACCCAAGTAACAATCTCTTGGATCGTTACGTTTTAATACTGCCGCAAGTATTAACTCTTTTGGCATTACAGTTGGTAAGTCCTTTGTGCTGTGTACAGCTACATCAACAGCACCATTGTACAATTCATCTTCTATGCGTTTACAAAACACTCCTTTGCCACCTATATCAGCAATAACTTTATCTTCGTGGATATCTCCATCTGATTTGATTGGAACAATTTCTACAGTACAGTTTAGTTGTTCTAATTTTCTAGTTACTATTTCTGCCATTGACAATGCTAGTTCACTACCTCTAACTCCTACCCTTACTTTCATTTGTTTTTCCTTCCAACTAACATATACCTTGTATACTTAGGCAGTTCAAGTTCTGCTTTTTCAGATACATTTAATTTACTTTTCCATTCAAACTCTTTAAGGTCCTTGCTACAGTTTACGTGTTCATCTAATTCAAAGTAATTGTTACTTTGTAAAATAATTTGTGCTCCATCTGGTACTTTGTCTAACCAAGTGTTGTATTGTTCTTGTGTGATGTGTTCACAGCTTGTATTGATAACAAAGTAAGGCTCTCTAGTATATTCATATTCACACATATCAGCAGTTACACTTTCAAACTTACCTTCCATCTCATAACGTTTGTTCATTGTACTTGCTATTTCTTTACACTTAGGATCTATGTCAATGCTTGTTATGTGTTTGCAACCTAGTTCACTATTGAACATCATACAAGCTAGTACTCCGTTCCAACCGCCATGTATTACAAACTCTGCATTTCTAATAGACTTGTGTTTTTCAAGTGCTTCAATTAGCCAGAGCTTACTTTTAATCTGACCGTCCCAGAAACTCTCAAGTGTACGTTCTTTATCTTCGCTGTTACGTATTGCGTCCATCCAGAACTTTATATCGTGTATATCTATTTTCATTAAAAGCCTATTCTTATTCCTATACTGTGATTATCTCTAATAACATCATAATTATAAACAACATTATACGTATGCCATATGGATCTATATTTCTCAGGTATCATCTTTGTTGCTTCATAGTGTGCAAATCCTCTAGCAATAAAATAAGTTATAACTTGAAACTCATTTGGGTGCTTACCTAATATTTTATTCTTTTCATAATAGTTGTCATTGTTTGCTATTTCTAAAGTCTGTAACATATCTATTGTTTGTAATATATTAAAAGCAATGATACCTGCCTTATCAGTTTCTGTTAAAGGTTCTTTGTAAAACTGTTTTAAATCTAATGCTTTACTGTCTCCTACCGAAACTATAATACACATAAAAATTGCTACTAATAATAATCTCATTTTCTAACTTTCTTATTATACTCCAATGCTTCTTGTAACAAAGTTAAGTCAACGCCGTTTTGTTTTGCAGTATAAATTATTGCTTGTATGTCTTTAGGAAAACAATGACCACCAAAGCCTCTTTCCTCTGTAACTTCTGTGTGGCTTGAACCTATTCGTCTATCTTTTCCTACACCTTCAGCAACCTTATCATAGTCTACACCTGTAGCTTTACACAGATCATAAACTTGATTAAAGAAAGCAACCTTGTTTGCTAGAAAACTGTTGCGGAAATATTTAACAAGTATTAATTCTTCTGCTTTATTGTAAAGGTTAATTGTTGGCGTACCAAACATAGTTACTAATATTGTACTCCAAAACTGTGTGTTACCTTCTGCTAACATAAAATATTCTGAATTAGCTAAATCTTCTGTTGCTGTTTTGTTTCTTAAAAACTCCGGACTAAATGTAATATCATGTTTGGGGAAGTCTTGTTTTATTGCCTTCCAACCTTCTAAACTTATTGTGCTTTTAATTATTATAGGCACGTTAGGTACTCTGCTTATTACATCATACACAGAGTTTACTATACAAGCACCATTTTCAAATGATGGTGTTGCTGTACATATGATTACTCCGTCTATGTCCTTGCTTATATCGTTATAGCCCTTCATTGGATCGTATATCTCAACATCAAAGGAAGGTCTTAGATATGTTTCATGTGCTTTTCCTACTGTTCCATATCCTGCTACTAATATTTTCATGATCTCTCCACGAACTGTTCGTTTAATTTGTCAAAACTACCACATTGTTTTGAACACTCTTTAAGTCCTGTACTGTTCCAACACCCTGCAATAAGATCAAAGTACCCACTTGCAAAGATACTTTTCAAGCTAGTGTCGTTTAAGTTTGGCCATATCTTAATTTTATTCAAATAGTCTATACGATTCTCGTGTGACGGTGGATAAAATTGTTGATCTAACCAACAACAAGGAGTAACTGTACCTAATGCACTTACGTATAACATACTGTCCTTAACTGCTTTACAGTTTATGGTTGGTAATGTTTCTGCAGATGCTTGTTTTACTTTGCTGGTCATCTCTTTACTCTTTTGTGATGGATACAAAGTATCTATTTGTTGTCCTTGTTCATTTAACACAGCAAACTTTCCGTCTTTGAAACGTGTAGTGTGCTTGACAGAGAAGTTTTCCATACCTAAACGTTTAGATAGTTCTCTACATTCATCTATCTGATGTTGATTATGTTCAAACACCAGCATATCCCATCTTGCTTTTCCACCTGCGTCTACAAAGGTCATAACATTGTGTATGATCTTCTTCCAGTCTGTGTTAATTCTATATTTTGCGTGTGTGTCTGCCAGGCCATCTATGCCAAACACAACATTTACTTTTAATTTTGCTAATTCTTTCCACCATTTGTCTGTACGACCACTGCCGTTGGTGTGCATTTGTAATCCCATGTGAGGATTTGACTCACGTAGGTATTCATATATCTGTAGTGTGTCCTTTGCAACTATAGGATCACCCAAGTTACCACACATTCCTAAATGATTTAACTGTTTAATAAAATCTACATCAAACCATTCCATAAATTTGTCAATGTTTATTTCATCTAAGCCCATGAAAGGATTTAACGGACCGCCATTCATTCTTCTAGCACACATAGGGCACTTTGCCTGACAGCGACTAGTCACTTCTAAATGAATTGCTCTTATATCCGTTAGGTTATACATTACTTTTGATTGAACCTTCGCATTGTTGCTTCTATTGTTTCGTCATTGGCGGCAACATTTACTATTAGCCAGTAACTATCTGTAAAACTACTGTTGAACAAGTAGTGCATTTTCAAAGTATCTATGAAATACATTCTACCTACTTCCCAATGTAACTGTTGTCCTTCTAATATAAAATTAAACTGTGGAGGATTTACATTACGTAATGGCATTATTAATCTAAACGTATCAATGGCCTCTCCGCTGTAATCCCAATCCCTGTGTGGAGGAAAGAATCCACCTGGACCAAATTTTAAAAAGTGTGTTCTGTAATAATGTCCTTCCCATGGTAATAACAAATCGTGTATCTGTTTGTTTAGCACAGGAGTTGCTTTGTTAAAGTCCTTTTCTCCGTACTCTGTACCATGCTCCTTGTTGTATTCATACAAGCTATCTAAATCAATACCATTAAAAGTACCGTCTGAACTTGTAACACTCAGTCCCCAACGATTAACATCTTTACGTGGGTTGTATTTTTGCCAGTCAAAGTCATTAGCCCAAGCAACCAGCATTTCTGCATCTGTTGTTGTTTCTAATTCTACTTGATTTCCGAATTGGCTTAAATCTCTATAGTCCATTACTATTACTTATCGTCCTTTCTTTTGGTATTTTGCTATCTGCACTACTAACACAGGTTGGAGTTATGCACGGCATTGGTGCTTTAAACAGCTCAAATCCGTCGTCTAACGTGCCTAGAGGCTCATCATGGCAACTATATGCACGTTTTACTTCTCCGCCTGGTTCTCGTATAATACAGCTTTGATAACCAGCCCAACAGTTCCAACCTTTGAACTTGTTGAAGCCAAAAGCATTTAATCTTTCTGCTTGGTCAACCCAATACTCTACTCCATTAACATCTTGTAACCGCATTTGTTTTTCATCTTGCTGACTGTCTTCTTGTAATATTTTCTTTTGGGCATCAGTATAACCACTAACGACAAAACTAGCGGTAGGATCAGACTGAGGCTTAAGAGTAACGTGAAGACCACGTTCAATGAATCGATTGCTTCTATCATAATATTCCTCCCAATGTTCAGGTACCATTACCTGATTAATAGTGACACCAACATCATTATCCTGTAAGAATAATAACTTGTCACCAAATTCTTCTTCATTTGAAAACTCAGCATGGTAACTTGCAGTAATGGTTCTTCTGTCCATAATGTGCGTTGCGTCGAGCCAGCGTTGCCACCAGCGTTTTGCAGGACTGCAATTACTTGTCATGTGTATGCTTAAATATTTGCTTTCATAATCCTCATAGTGTTTTACTAGATCTATAAATTTTTTATATGCTGTAGGTTCTCCGCCACTGAAACTAAAATGAAACTTGTCAAATCCATTTGCTCTTGCTTGACGTTTTATTTCATCTATTGCTCTAGTGTACACTTCAAATGGTCTGTGGTCAACTGTACTGCTTCTAGCATACGGCCAACAATAGCTACAATTATAGTTACAAAAACGTCCAAGGATCCAGCTTACGTTAAACACACCTTTGTCTAACATATTCTTATGTCCTAGTTTTGTAATATCCTTAAATGGTATCATTCATCTCGTCCATATGGAAACGTTCTTGTAACCAATCAAAATCATTTATTTTTGCTAGTAAGCTAGGTGCAGTCCTATTAGTATGACCAAAGTCACGACCGCTCCTAGCACCTCGTATACAAAATAGTCCGAACTCTTTTTCTTCTCCTTTTGTACACCATGCGTTGAGTCGTTGTTCTGTTTCTTCATTTTCTTGTCCTTGTATTACTTTGCTAGATAACTTAACACATTCTCTAAAAGCACTTTTCCAAGTACTAAACTCATCTGTGTTAAAACTAGTGATGTTACTCACGATTGGCATAGCCTTGAATCTATCACTTATACTGGTAGTCATATCAGTACTGCTAACGTCTACGTTCATGGTGAGTCGTCTTGGTAGGAGTTTAACACCCCCATACCCGTAAACTAAATTGTTGATAGGATTCTGGCTACGCCAAACATGGACACAATCTAAATCATAATCACTTACTTTATGATCTAAATTGAATTCTGGTAATAAGTCTGCATCACCGTCAATGACCCAAAACATCTTTGTATGACATTTCTTTGCGGCCTTGATGTGTGCTTGGTGTATTCCTTTTACACCGTGAACTCTCTTTGTATTAGGATAACGTTCTAGTAAACGTTTATATCTTTCATCTGCGTCAGGTTCATTATAACTTATAAAAACTGCATCATACATAAAGTTCTAGCTCGTACGCCAGTTGCTCCTGTAAAGTTCTATCTGGGTGACAGTTATCAGGAAACAACGGACTTTCATTCATAATCTTAATTACTTCTTCGTAATCATCAACTATTCTTTTAAATTCATTGTCAGGGCCTTCTGGTATATCTGGAATACCTAGCTCTGGTTTTTGTCGTTGAAATAAACGTAAACTTTCTGACGCACTTTCAGTTAGGTCAGGTCTACGCCTTCTAATATTATCTATAGTCTGCCAACTACTAAACATTGGTACAGGTCTATTAATAAGTTTGGCCATCCAGTCTTTGTGAATATGTTTCACAAATGTGTGGTGTTCTTTTAATTCTACTTTGGTCCAACCTTCTATTATTACCCAAGGTATGTTGGTTTCTTCATATATTTTTTGTGCACCATCTAATGCGTGTTGTAATAATCCGTCATTTATTTCTTTAATTGTTTTTGCATTTTGTACAAGATCATCTGATGCTTTGTAGTACTTGTCTAGGTCATATAACCCTGCTTCATCTGATAGCTGTTTTAAATCTCTACAAGGTTCTGAAATCATCCATACAATACAATCAGGATTGTAAAATACAGGACTTGTAAAGCAAGGTGCTAGTCCTAGTGCTTCTTCTACTTTATATAATGCTTGAAAGTTACCACAGCCGCCAAACGCATAGTTAACTGTTGCGTGTCCTTTTTGATCTAAGTAATATCCAAAGCCTGGCCAAACAACCTGAAAGGGTTTAGCATGATCGCCTTCTAAATATTTTTCTTTATTCCATGGACGAAATACTTCTGGGTGATTAGGATTCGCACAGGCAGGTCCTGGAACAATAGTTCCCCATTCTCCTAGTGCGTTGCTATCACCTGCTATTAGTATTTTACTCACAAATTATACCTTTGTTTTTCCTTGTGTTTCCATAATAAACTACGTTGGTTCCTTTGTATGTTCTCCAAGGATCGAACACAGGTACGTTATCAGGAACTGTATCTCCTTCATGTACCAACACATAGATCATTGGCTTTTCTTTTACAACATAACCGCCATGTTTTTTTATGTAGTGTTGCACTAGTAAACTGTAGCTACCGTCAACATAATCAACACCCGGCTTATAACTATCGCTACTAAACTGAACCTTGTTTCCGTATTTTAATATTTCAATAGCCATGTTTTCTGCTTGTTTCTCTCTTGCATTCATTACACTATCAAATAAATCGTAACCTAGTCCAAGTTCTTGTGCCATGTAACGTAGAGCAATATTATCACGTGGGTGACAAGCACCGCCATCGCCCATACCTGCTTTCATATATGCTTTACTAATAATACGCATTGTTGACTTTGAAAGAGCTCTTGTTACAACATCAACATTAATGTTGCCTTGCTTCTGTGCTACGTCCTGCATCATATTGACTAGTCCAATCTTTGTACTAATAAATGTGTTGTAGAAAACTTTTATACATTCACATTCGTCCCAAGTACCTATTTCGTAACGTGGATTGTTTTCCATAATGCTTTGATAAAATTTTACTAACTCTCTAGCATCAGTTGTAGCACTTCCATCTTCGGTTCCAATCATAATCATTTCAGGATTAATCATATCCCAAGCAACTGTACCCATAGCAATAAGATATGGATTGTAAACAAATCTTGTGTTGTTTACTAACGGTACAAATTCTCTACGTGTTGTGCCAGGTAATACTGTACTAATAAGAACAAGCAGTTGATTCTTTGTCATAAACTTGTTGGCTTCTTCTAAACACTCTTTTACAATGTCATATGAAAAGTCTTTGGGTTCTAAATGAGCCGTAGGAGCTCTGCCATCATAGGCTGGGTCGTGTGGTGTTGGTACAGCAACAAACACTATGTCTTGACCTGCTACTGCTTCTGCTATGCTATCTTTTACGTTAATTGTGTCGCTAGTTACGTTTACTATGTCGTAACCGCTTACTGTATGTCCTTTTTGTGCTACTGCTTCTGCACAAGGTAAACCAAGTTTACCCAATCCGATAAAACTAATCTTCACACTAATCTCCTACCATTAAATGCGTATATAAATATAGTAATATTTATGGAAGATTATTAATATGAAACGTATACGTGGCTTCTTAAGATTCAACTCTTTTGTACAAGATCCCGAGTTTACTCAGACTACAGTAGAATTGGAGAAGGCTTTTAGAACGAATGAAATAGTACATGACGATATCACTGTTATTACTGTGCTAATTGGCTATCCAAAATGGTACCCTGATACTGACTTTTTTACCTATGTTAAGAAAAAAGTCCAAAATCAAATGAAGGAAGATAAGAAATGTTTCTTTCTTTTTGATGCAAGTACTGAAGGATTTAGCACTATCTACGGAGAACCGTATTTTGATATTCTATATAAGATGGCTAAAAAGTATGACATAGATCCACGCAGGATATTTTTTACCAGCAGTAACATGAAAGACAATGATAACATCATGCGTTATAACATGGAACATAACATAAAAACAAGTATTAACGTGTTTACATATCTAAACTTTGAACAGATGATATTTGGCACAGCTGGACAAACAGAAGTCGAGTTGAGTGGGAACATAGACGTTGATGCTATTGTAGATAAAAGAATTAATACCGCAGTAAAAAGAACAAAGTTAAAATACCATCACCCTCAATTCAATAAACTAGGATTAAGTTTAAGTAGGGTAAACAGACCACACAGAACTTTTAGTGCTATGGAAATATTCAACAGCAAACATTTTAAAGATATGTATGTTAGTCATGGAAGTTTAAAAGGTATGAACTTAGATTATTATCTTACTGAGATGCCTTTTCCAAACAGTGGTGTAAATTTTCAGCAATTAAAAAATTTTAAGAAACATCTACCTTTGATTGTAGACACGGAAGATTTTAAAACTAATCATGCAACTGCATTACACAGTGATCTAAATGATCAATCATTGTTTCAAATAGTAAACGAAACGTTTGTAAATGATTGGCATGGAACTAGTTTGTTCTGGAGTGAAAAAACTTTTAGAAGCATATATCATATGCAACCTTTTGTTATATGGGGACAACCTGGCATTAACAAACGCATGGTAGATTACGGATATAAATTATATGACGATTGGTTTGATTTAAGTTTTGATGATATCCATGACCCTGTAAAACGTTGGAGAGCTTTGTGGAAAGAAGTATGCAAACAAATAGATTACATTAGAACATTACCAACTGTAAAACAACACATACGATGGAAGTTTAAAAACGAAAAGGTATTGGTGCATAACTTTAAAACACTTTTAGAAGGTAAGTATACTAAAGAAAAGTTTAAAAATGTGGCACTTAAAATGAGAGATCTAGCAGATGAGTAAGAAAGTATTATATCATAACAAACCAAAAAGACTGTTTACGTTTGGTTGTAGCTTTACTCACTATATGTGGGGAACCTGGGCAAACGCACTAGGGCAAGAACTAGACTGTACTTTTGTAAACTTTGGTAGAAGTGGTGCAGGTAATCACTTTATATTCAATATGCTTATGCAGGCCGATGCTGTTTATGACTTTACGCATGAAGATTTAGTTATTGTACAATGGACCAATGTTTGTAGAGAAGATAGATATGTTCCGCAGGATCCAAACGGACCTTGGATGACTCCAGGTAATATTTACTCACAAAAACAATACAGAGAAGAATTTGTAAGAGATTACTTTAGTGAGTATGGTGCATACGTAAGAGATTTAGCATTTATAAAAGCAGGACATGAAATGCTAAAACATAAAACACAATATCACTTTCTACAAATGTGTGATATACTAGAGCAAACAGATCAGTGGTCTGGTGCAACACGGGATAAGAATCATAGAATAGATGACATGATGAAATACTATGCTCCTAGTCTAGGAGAAATATTGCCTAGCTTTTATCAAACATTATATAACAATAATATTGAAAGTAAATTTAAAAGAGATAGAAAAACAGTTCATAAAAACTTTCAAGACGGACATCCTAGTCCTATGGAACACTATGTATTTCTAAAGGATACATTTAAACACGACTGGAAGGACACTACTGATAGAGCAGTAGAAGAAGCACAAAACAAATGGATCAAACTATTGCGAGATGCAAGTAATGATAAAAAGGATTTTCATTTGTTTAATATGCAACAACGTTGGTTGGATATGTTTTATTACGAAACTAATATAAAGCCTGATGAAAAACCAGATCCTATAATACACTTTTAAGTTCAGGAAACGTTTCAATAAATTTTTGATTTCTAATAAAGTCATAGTGTTGAGTCTTTGCTCTAAACTGCTTTAACGCACTTTCATCAAACTTACTATTTTCAATATAACGTACAACACCTTCTAGTTGCCACTTATATTTTCCTGGATTACTATTCATATATTTTTGTATCTTTTCTAACGCAATAGTCTTGTATTCTTCAGGTAATGCGTTTACACTATAATAATGTGGATCAACAATGTTATACATACTAGCACTATTAGGATCTACGTTTTGTATTTCATTTAAGAAGTCTGTTAGTGTACACAGATTAAAAATACTTACTACTGTGTTAAAACTTATTTTTACATGAGGTGCTTGTTCACGTATTACTTTTAAATTAGTCGTAATTAGATCCCAATCAGTTCCTGCTCTAATATATTCTGCTCTTGGTCCGTAACTATCTAAACTAGCACTTACTTGAACGTCTTCGAACTGATTCCATAAATCTATAATGCTTTTCTTTTTATATTTTAATTTACTTACGTTTGAGTTGTATTCTAATCTTACTTTAGTATTTCCTGTTTCAATTAAATGTTCTAGTATATCATAGTGCTTATCAGTAAGCAACGGCTCGCCACCTGCAAAGTAAAATACTTTTATGTTTTTAAAATGAGGTTTGAATTGTTGATACAGGTTATCATTGTTATTACCTCCTGCAAATATATAAACAGGTTTTTCAGGTGCAAACTTTGTTGAGTTATCTTCTTGAGCCCAGCTAGAACTATATGTTGAACTACACGTTCTACATTTAAAATTACAAATGTTACTCCAACGCACATCAAAGTAACGTAGATTCATTTCATCTAAGCTACCATCTTCGTTAGTTGTTTCTATAAATTTTAATTCTTCTTTGAAACGTTTATTGTTACTCATGCGTGAGCTAGTGTTACCTGCTTCTTCATGTTTCCAACATTGATTACATATACTAGGCTTTTCTCCATTAAGTAATTGCTTTCTTAATGTTTTATATTCGTGACTATTCCAAATATCTTCTATGCTACGATTGTGTGTATTTCCTAAAGGCTGTTTGTAATCACCTATGCAACAAGGTAACACACTTCCGTCAGCATTGACGTACATATGAATCCAGGGTAGTATGCAAAGTGTCTTACTCATTACTTGTCCATCAGTGTATAGACATTATATCCCCAAACCTTATGTGCGGCCGCTACAGGGTGAGGACAATGATCTTGGCTTTGTTTTAAAAAGTTATTTGACGCTTCAATCTTGTCTAATTGCTTATTGAAATATTTATTTTCTTGAACTACAGGATAATCACTTACAAAGTTCTTTAACCAAGCCGCAACATAAAAATCAGGACTTTGTAATTTAAAGCCAGACATCCTAGCACTAAATTCCATCCATGTTTCTTTAATCATAGTAAATCCCCAATAGTTTTCATTTTGTTGCGTACAAAAGTTTTTCCAGGCAGTGGCTTTTACGTTATTAAACTTTGCAATAGTATCGTTTAATTGTGTGTAAAAAATGTGTTCGTTTTCAACACACCAGTCTTTAACACTCATGCCACTTACATAATTTATATCATATAACCTAGCAATAGGATGATCACCTAATTCGTTGATAACAATATCTTCTCTACTTGGCTCTGTCATTTGTACTAACAAATATATTTTATCGTATTGAGGTGATAGATATTTTAGTAATCTTTCTACGTTGCCAAAGATATAAAAATTGTTGTTTCCTGGTATAGCATACTGATAGTAATCTGTGTCCAGTAGTGTAGCAACCTGTGTACCCCAACAGTATCTTATCTGTGTATCTAAGTCCCATTTCATTAATGCTGATTGTACACGGCCTTCAAGGCTTTCACCATATGTCCAGCTTTCACCCAATACTAGTGTGCATTCTCTCTTGCCACGTTTGACCCAGAACTCTGTATTCTTTACATTTTGATTAATATGCAGAGGCTTTTTATTGTTGTCATTTACTAATACTTCTTGTAAATCCTTAAACAACCTATCTTGATCATTTGCTCCAGGTGTGTATTTGTAGTACTTAGGTTTTAGAACATTCATTATAGAACCCTTTTAATTCAGGAAACGTTTCAGTTAAGTTACAGTCTCTACGTTTATCGAACTCTGTAAACCAACGATAAAAATCTCTACGTCCTTGATCTAATTTAGCAGGTTCAATGTTTGTTGTACGCATATAGTCAACCACACGTCTAAATTTTTCTACTTCTAATGAACTAAACTTTGTTCTGTCTTGATCATCTTGATAGTCGTGCATATATTTTAAGTGACTTTCCATATACGGCATAAATTCTTCCTTGGGTAATATGTTCATGTCATATATGATTGGCTCTTTCAAATGAGGAGTATCAAATCTAACACGTTGCCATTGTGTGGCATTGTCATCACTATTATATTTGTGTCGCCATTCTAGTATTTTTTCTAATAATAAATTAAAACTAGTTACACCAAATATATTAAATGTAATCATAAACGTTACAGGCCATCCTGTGTTACTTAGATAGTGATCTAAGTTCTGTTCCCATAACTTTATATCTAGTCCTGTACGAGCATATTCGGCCCTAGGTCCCCAAGTGTCAATGCTTGTATACAGTTTAAAACTTTTAATACAATTCTTTTCTTTTAATCTTTTAACAGTAGAAGTTAACTTTTCTACTAGCTTGGGCTTAACACCCATGTTACTGTTGACTTCTATTTGTATGTGTGGTTTTGGATCTGCTTCTAGCTTATCAAACAATTCCCATAAGCTCTTGTGCATTAGAGGTTCGCCACCTGTTATACGCAATATGTTTAGTGTCTTACTTACTTCAGGCCACCATCTCCACCATGCGTCTACGTATGGATTCTCTTCTTCCTTCTTGTAAATCTTAAACCAATCAATATCTTGTCTATGTGAAGTAGACATACTGTATGGTCCGTGTTGTTTTATTTCATTATAGTATCTGCTAGATGCTTTAGGGTGACAATATCCGCATTTAAAATTACATTCATTACTAAAACTTATTTCAATGTATTCCGGATTTACATTAAAATCCGCCCCTTTTTGTTTTATTTCCGCTAATCTTTCTTCATTATAAATGCTTGTTGTTTTAATATGTCTATCACTTACATAGTCTTTACCCATAGCTTCAATCTTCCAACAGTAATTACAACCATCTGGCTTTTCGCCACATAACATTTTCTTACGTTGGTCTTTCTTTTCTATGGTGTTATGTAATGCACTTGGATTATCTTTTAGTTCTTCTAATGGTATAGGGTGCGGAGCAGGGTGATAACAACTATGCGTTTCACCTGTTGCTAGATATATTGTGGTGTGATGCCATTTGGCCAAGCAGAATGTAGGAGATGTTTGCTCCTCAATCACAGGCATTAATTTTTTAATTTTTTCTAGTTCGCTCATTACCTACCTAGTACTCTATCACTGTTTACATAAACAGTTTTAAAGAATTTACTTTGCTCCTCATCTAGTGCAACTTTACTTATAGGTAATCCTTGCTCTTGTAATACTTCGCCATACTCGGCAATCATTTGTTCTACAGGATAGTCTTTAATCTCGTTCCAATATTCATTAAGCCATTTAAAATCTCTTGTTACAGAATGATCCCAATCGGTTGCTAATATCTTTTGACAACCATCTCTAGCACCCATGATAGCATATAGTCCGTTGTCAACATCTGCACCAACATTTAACCAAACAAGTAATCTATGATAATTTTGCCACCAAGTATTGTTTGCAAGATCCTGTACCTTTGCACCTCTGTTTAGTGACATCTTAACACCTTCTCTGAAACCTGCTCTCCAAGCCTGATGTGGTGTTGAACTAATAATGCTTGTTGAATAGTTTTGATTAAGCTGATAGTAGTTGTCAAAGTAACAAAACTCTATCTGTGTATCGTCTGACCCGTCTGTGTTTTCGTGTGTTTTCATATTTCTAACAAAGTCTTTAGTCCACATCTTTAGACTTCCGTTGCCGTATTTTAATCCGTTGATGTCAATGTTACCACACCAACTAAACTGATAGTCATCATCTACACCTAGTTCGTCTAGATCAAGTACTACGTCTAAAAACTTTTGATCAATTATTGTGTCGCCGTCTACAGTAACAAAGTGTTTAGTTTCTGATTGCTCTGCACAGACTTTGTGTGCCGCATCTGAACCGTCTACACCGTGTACACGTTTTGCCCAGGGCACCTTCTTACACAGATCAACATAATTTTTTTCTGCATTAGGTTCATCATAACTTAAGAATATGATATCTTGTTCAGCAATATTAATTTTCATTCTTTATCCTTAGTTCAACCCTACGCAAATCACTCACTGGATTACAAGCAGGAATACGACCATAGTATCTATAATAGTTAATTAGCATCTGCATTTCAGCTTCTTTTACAAGACTGTTGTGCATTGGCAAGTATGCTTGATATACGTTATCAATGTATTCCTTACCTATCTTTTCCTTAAATGCAGTACCACAACCATATGGTGATAACCTATCGTTACGTACTGTACCTTTAAAATCTGTGCGTCTACCTAGCATACAGTTTCTAGTTGTTGCTCTGCTTTCGCCAATGTATATTACACCTGGTTGTAAAATGTCTGCTACTTCGGGAGCTGAATCCTTAAACATTCCATACATATAACAGCCGGCATCTTTTTTATCAAACCCCCAACTAGCGTCATACTTCTCATCAATATGATGCCATGTTGTAAACTTGTCAAACTTTGGCATACCTAGTTTGTAAGATTGTGTTGTAAGATATTCTTTTCCACCATGCTCTAACACCTTTTTCATAGTGTATGCAAAGTCTTCCAAGTTATCTATTTTATCAAATATCTTTACAAGCTGATCCTGTTTAAGACCATGCCCACCAGAACCTTTTACAATGTTTTCTGCTAATATTTTTGACTTCATTCTATAACCTCATATTTGTAACTGTCGAACTTCTTTATAGTATACACTGAAATCGGCTTGTTGTCAAACTCAAATTGTTCGCTAAATGGTAAAACAATGTATTTTCCACCTATAAGTTTGTCAAACGTAAATTGTAGTGTTTTATAAAGAATGTTTGGATCGTCTTTCTTGGTTATACTAAATGATAAATGTCCATTTGTCAAGCTAATTTTTTGTGCTAAAATGTTCATTTCTAAATCGCCACCTATTGTTATCTTCCAGCAGGTATCTTTTACATTTTTAGTAACTGTTATATCCGCATTGTTTCCTGTTGTTGGTAGCTCGTATATTAAGTCGTCAACAAAGTAACTGTCTATGTCATGATTGCTACGTTGCCTTAGTTCGTATGTATTAGCTCTTTTAATATAGTGTACATAATAGAAGTGCATACTTTCTCTGCCTTCGATTATACCCTTTACTTCCTCGTCTGCTACAGGAATAAAACTTCCTTCAGTGGGTTTGATGTTTGGCAATGACAGTAGTTCTCCTGTTGTAGGATCAAATACTGCATAACGTTCATTGACTACTGTAATACCTAGTTGCATCTAAAGTCCTTTACAGTTTGTACAAAGTTTCTAACATTTTCTACAGGAGTTTCTTTGTTAACTCCGTGTGCTAGATTAACTATGTAAGGTTTGTCTTTCATTTTTTCTAACATTGATGTAGGATTAGCATCAGCAAGTAATTCACTAATGGGTATGCCTCCTTGTAAAACAACGTTAGTAGATACTTCTTCTACAGGTATGTCATCACTTAAATTGATGCAGTCAGGATTTACTATTTTTGCAAAGTCATTTATATTTTTACCTATCAGCCTTGGAAAAGCAATTATGCTAACTTCAGGGTATATCTTTCTTATAGCTTCTACTATTTTTGCTGTTGGAGAATAACATAGTTTATCTAGTTCTTGTTCTGTTAGATCTCCTGCCCAACTATCAAATATCTGTACTGTGTCGCACCCTGCTTCTATTTGGTGTACTAGGTGTTCAATTATGTAAGGAACTAATCCTTCTATAACTTTTTGATCTTTGTTACCACACATATACTTACAAAGTGTATAAGGTGCTCCAACAAATCCTATCAAGCTCTTGTTACTATCTAGTTCTTGCCTAGTTTGTTTGATTGCATCATACACAGGTTGACATCTTTCTATAAAAAGAAACCTATCCGTGTTTAGCATATCTTCATTATAAGGTCCTAGCTTTGGTGCAGGATTATAATCTAGTTCTTGTCCGAGTGCATAAGGAATAACAAGTATGTCAGAAAAAATTATTGCCGCATCCATATCAAATGCTTTGATGGGTTGCATTGTTATCTCTGTTGCCTTGCTTGGTGTAAGTGCCATATCCAAGAATCCGTTACTAGCTTCTTTGATTGCCATGTACTCAGGCATATATCTTCCAGCCTGACGCATTAACCACACAGGGTATAAGTTTGTTTCCTTATCTTTAATAGTTCTTTGTAATATAGTTTTCATATTTTTTAATTTTCTCTTCGGTTAAGAACTCTTTTTCTGTGTAATGAAAGATTCCTGATTGTAAATGATTACCTATCTTTAGTGTTAGGTCATCTGTAAGATATGATCCTACTCTGCTACGCCAAGTAGCACTACCGTTTCTCCAACCTTGTATGTGTGGCTTCATGTGTGTAAACGTAGGAAACTTAACACGTTTATTTGTAATCTTATCTTCACAGTCTAGTATCTTTGTTACTATAGCTGTGCTTGTATCCACACTTAAAAACTTTTGATATTGTTCCTTTGCATACTTTCCGTAAAACATCTGCCAGTTATTCATTACAATTTCTAGCAACGTATAAAATTCTTTTGCAAAATTACATTTTTTAAAGTAATGGAATCCTGCATATACATTAGGAAGGTTATTTGCTTTGTATGTTTTTCTATAATGGTTGTCTATTACCTTTTCACCTCTATATGTATAAACATTTGAGGTATAGAACACTTCATAGTTTTCTAAAAACTTCCACCATGTGTCTATGTTCTGCAATACTAACATATCGGTATCCAACACAATAGTTCTATCATAAGGACTTGCATGGTATAACTTCCAACGGTTGTCTACCTTCCAATCATTGTCCTTTGCATCATCTAACCAAGGTATGGGTTTGATAACATCAAACAATTTTTCATACCTAGATGGCACTTTATCGTTGGTTATTAAACAAATGTTGGCGTCATTAGTAGCTTTAATACTCATAGCTAACACACACGCCTGCTGTACGTAATCGTATTCGCTGTTTTGTGCTATTAATACGAATCCTTTACTAGGCACGTTTGCTCCCTACTGGTTTACACACATATTCTATTGTGTCCCATTCACCATCTGGTGGTATTTCTTTATATAATATAAGCATTGTATTACATTCTTTTTCATCTTTGAACCACTGTACGTCTTGTGTCATGCAATCATTACCTAAACATACAGTAAGTAATATATGCCAAATGAATTCCATTACAGTACTCCTCTTATTTTTACAATGTCGCCTATAATTTTTTCAAAGTCTTCAATCCTAACCATGTTAGGTCCGTCACTAGGTGCATTGTCTGGATCATTATGAA